GCAAAGTAGAACTAGTAAAGATATAATGAAACAAGTAGCTAGAATTATAACAAACACAAAACAGGTCAAGTTTTTTGACGCTAACGGCGCAGAAGTAGCGGGTAACGCAGAAGATTGTAGGGCTGTAGGTGGTAAATATAAGAATAGAATATGTGTACTACCTTCTACTTTACAAGCACAGCCTAGCTTTACAGCTAACAATATAAGCGCAGGGCAAGGCAATAGCATACAGCTAGCGCAGAACTGTAACGTAACAGGTAACTATAACGAGGTTTTTGGCGCTGACTTTGCAACGGTTCAAGGCTATAACAGTAAAGCAATACGCTACGGCGAGTTTGTACACGGTTTTAGCGATAAGTTAGCTAGGGCGCAGCGCAGCGTCTTAATGTTTCAAGGGCGCACAACTGACAACGTAGAAACCGAAATATATTTAGGCGGTGTAGACGGCAAACGATTTATAATAGATGAACTCCACGAAGGCGTTATATGTTTTGAAAGTAGGATAGTATGTAAAAGAATTGACAGTAGCAGCACGGCAGCTATGGGTAAATTTCAGCACGCAACTTTTAGAGTAACAGGAGGTGCGTTAGATAGATTAGGTATAAACAACAAAACAAACCATAACGACGGCATAAGCGGTTGGACTAATGATTTTGTAGCAGTTAGCGGTACACCCGATTATATAAAAGCAACTGTAACAGGACAAACGGGCGCTACTATAGATTGGACTGTAATATGTTATGTAAACGAAATAAGAACGAACGCTATATAATGGAAAAAGAAGCACACATAACTTTTAAGCTAGTAGGCGATGTTATCGCTATGGGTTTTGCAGGTCTAAAAGATACGCTGCCGCTAATAACAAAATACAAAAAAGGTAACAAAATAATAACAGGCAAATGGCAAACGAAGAAAAGGTCTTAATAAGTGTAGTAGTAGAAGACAAGAAGGCTAAGAAAAGCCTAGAAACTGTTACTAAAAAAACAAAGGAAACAGGCAACGCTGCAAAATCGGCGGCTGCAGATTTTAGTATAATGGGCGTAAGCATAAACGGTATTAAAAGTGCTTTCGCTAAAGCTATACCTATAGCTAAAGGTATGTTTAAAACCATAAAGCTAGGTATAGCTAGTACAGGTATAGGTATTATAGTAGTAGCTATAGGTACGCTTATAACTTATCTTACACAAACTAAAAAAGGTTCTGAATTGCTATCGATAGCTTTTAAAGCTATAGGTGCTGCTATATCGGTTGTAACTGATCGTATAAGCGCTATAGGTGGCGCTATAGTCAAAGTATTTAAAGGCGACTTTAAAGGCGCTGCAGCCGACGCTAAAAACGCAGTAACAGGTTTAGGCGACGAAATACGAAAAGAAACTTTAGCGGCTATAGAGTTAGCTAAAGCGGTAAACGCTTTAAAAGATAGTCAACGCGCGTTAAACGTAGAAACTGCAGCTAGAAGGGCAGAGGTAGAAGCGTTAAAACTTGTAGCGGAAGACGTTACAAAGTCAGAAGAAGAACGCCTAGACGCTGCAGAAAAAGCGTTTAAGATAGAAAACGACTTACTAGAAAAAAGGGTAGCTAACGCAAAAGAAGCGTTAAGAATAAGAAAAGAAGAAAACAGGCTAGGCGAAAGTACGGCAGAAGACCTAGACGCAGAAGCGGAACTAGAAGTTAACTTATTTAATATAAAGCAGGAAAGTATAACGAAGCAGATAGAATTAAATAACAAAATAAACGCTATTAAGCGCGAAGCAGAAACTAAAGAACTAGCTAGATTACAAGAAATAGCAGACAAGCGTAGGGAAGTTTTGTTAGCAGATTTAGCACTAGCTAAACAGGGTAGGGATATACGCGAAAAGTTACAGCTAACAGCTATAGAAGACCAAGAGGAGAGGGAAATAAAAGCCCTAGAGTTTAAATTTAAACGTATGGAGGAGGAGGTCGACAGGAGCGGCGCGTCGGAAGAAAGGATATTTAAAATGCAAGGGCAGCTTATGCAGCAATTTCTTGTAGAGCGTAAACAAATAACTGACAAATTTGACGCAGAAGAAAAGAAAGCCGCAGACAAGGCACACCAAGACCACTTAGACGATCTTCAAGAGCAACTAGACGCAGAAACAAAACTAGCAGCACAAAAAGTGCAAGTCAGAAATATGGCTTTTGACGTTGCACAGGAATTGTTTGGTAGGGAAACTGCGGCAGGAAAAGCGGCGGCTGTAGCACAGGCTACTATGAATACTTACGAAGGTGCTGCTAGAGCAAACAAAGATTTTCCTGTACCTTTAAACTTTGTAGCTATGGGCGTAATTATAGCGGCAGGTTTAGCGCAGGTGCGTAAAATTGTAGATACGCCTGCACCTACAAAAATGGCTACAGGGGGTTTAGTAGGTGGCTTAGGTACAGGTACTAGCGACAGCGTTAACACTAGATTATCTAAAGGCGAAAGCGTAATTAACGCACGTTCTACGCGTATGTTTAAGCCGTTACTATCTGCTATAAACGAAGCAGGCGGCGGTACTGCGTTTGCAGATAAAAGCAGCATTTCTACGCAGTCGCAAGGTATTACAGGCGGTGTAGTAAAAGCGTTTGTAGTAGCTGACGAAATGACAAACACGCAGGATAGATTAACTAAAATAAGAAGACGAGCAACAATATAAAAATATAAAATTATGCCTTGTAAAAAATGCGAAAATGGTAAGTATAGATTTGGTAACGGCGACTGTAAATATAACACGCTAGAAGCCTGCGAAGCAGCACACCAAACATACGATATAATAGAACTAGTAATAGACGAAGACCACGAAGCTATAGCTATAGACGCTATAAGCCTTGTAACTGATCCTGCTATTGAAGAAGATTTTGTATACTTTAACAAACAGGAAAACACTCTAACACTATCTAAAATAGACGAAGACAAACGACTAATAGTTAGCCCTGCGCTTATACCTTACAAGCAGATATACAGGTATAACGAACGCAAAGACGCGCACTACTACGTTTACTTTACAGCCGAAACAGTAAGGCAGGCTGCAGAAAGTTTTATAAAATATCACAATACTAATAACGCTACAGTACAGCACGAATACAAAGTAACAGGTGTAAGCGTTATAGAAAGTTGGATAGTAGAAGACAGTAAAAACGACAAGTCAAATTTATACGGCTACGAATTGCCAAAAGGCAGTTGGTTTGTATCTATGCGTATAGAAAACGACGAAGTATGGCAACAAGTAAAAGACGGCACGTTAAAAGGGCTGTCTATTGAAGGATACTTTGTCAATGCTGCAGAGCAAATGGCTAAAGTAGGTAGTATGGTAAGCGACGGTATGGACTTACCGCTATACGATAACGAAGAAGAAGCGCTAGAAAAAGCTAAAGAAATGGGCTGTGAGGGCGTACACGAACACACGTTAGACGGCAAAACTGTATATATGCCTTGTAGCGACCACGATATAATAAAAGAACTAGGCGAAATACTAGAACTTGCTAGCTACACAAACTACCCAAAAGCTGCTACTGCTAACGCTGAACGCGCAATAATAGAAAACGAAGAACGCGGTAACAAGTGCGCTACACAAACAGGAAAAGTAAGAGCGCAGCAAATTGCAGCTAGACGCCCTTTAAGCTACAAAACGGTAAAGCGCGTTTATAGTTACTTGTCAAGGGCTAAAACATATAACACAGGCGACTATAACGACTGCGGTACAATATCGTATAATTTATGGGGTGGCGACGAAATGCTAAGGTGGGCTAAAAAAATTGTTGAACGCGAAAATAAAACAAACTAAACTATAATATATTTTATAGTGTAACTTTTACTACAAAATAAAAACATAATGGATTTAAAAGAACGCATTAAAGTAGCTTTAGGTATCAACGAAGAAGCTACGGAAGTAAAGCTAGCATTTCAAGCGAAGCTAGTAGACGGTACTATAATTACGTCAGAAGCAGACGAAATGGCTGTAGGCGTATTAGTTAGCATTTTGTCAGAAGACGGCGAAACTACACCTATGCCCGAAGGCACTTACGAACTAGAAGACGGTACTAAATTTACTGTAGACGCAGAAGGTTTAGTAACTGAAATAGCAGACGTAGAAGAAGAAGTAGAAGAAGAAGTAGACGCAGAAGACAAGGACGACGAAGATTACAAAGAAGACAAAGAAGAAATGTCTATCGAAGACAAAGAAGCTGCTTTATTTGCAGAAGTAGGTAGCGTAGTAAAAGAATTGCTAGAAGAAGTGCGTAAAGATATTGCTAGATTATCGGGCGAACTTGACGAACTACGCGGCGAAAATTTAGCTAAAGACGAAAACTTAGCAGAATTACAAGAAGAAAATACTAACCTAGCAACGCAAGTTAAAGAACTAAACGAAGCGCCTGCTACGGAAAGCGTTAACTTATCGAAGTTTGCAGAAAACAAGAAAGTAGAATTGTCTGCAGACGACTATAACAAGCTAACGCCAAAACAAAAATACTTACATAATTTAAACAAACTAAAATAAAATGGCTTTAACAATTTCATCCAGCTCATATGCTGGTGAGCACGCGGGACTTTATATAAACGCGGCTCTTAGACAAGCAGACAGCTTAAACTATATGACTGTTCGCGAAAATGTAAACTACAAAGAAGTTATCCAAGTAGGTAGCGGCGCTTTATTAAAAGACGCTACTTGTAACTTTGACGAGCAAAGTACAGCACTTTCTTTAGCAGAAAGCGTACTAGAAGTAGAGCAATTCCAAGTAGCACAGGAAGTATGTCGTAAAACTTTACTTTCAGATTGGAACCACTCTAAAGAAGAAGACCTAGTAGCTTACGCTATGTCTTATATGGCGCAAACTATTGCTGACGGCGTAGAATTTGCTATATGGCAAGGTAACACTTCTAACAGTGGTCAATTCAACAAGTTAGCTACGGGATCTATGACTGCTTCTTCTGCAGGTGGTGCTTTTACTGCTGCTTCGGGTACAGGTAATATTATCACTGAGTTAGGAACTTTAGCTGCTGCTATTCCTACTGCTGTATACGGTAAAGAAGACACTTATATCTATATGAATAAGAAAACTTATAGGCTATACATTAACGCTATTTCTGCGTTATCTGCTTTTCCTTTTAACCACATGGGGCAGTATACTCCTGAATTCGAAGGTACTAAAATTGCTGTGTGTTCGGGTATTGCTGACAACGTAATGTATGCAGGACAAGCGTCTAACATTTTCTTCGGTACTTCTGCTACTTCTGACTTAACGGAAGTACAGGTAGTAGATATGGCTCCATTTGGAGAACAAAATGTACGTATGGTAGCTAGATTTACTGCAGGAGTGCAGGTGGGTGTAGCTTCTGACTTTGTATACCACGCTTAATAAATAACCGCGTAAAAGCTAGGGTGTAAAAGCCCTAGCCTAACGCCTTAAAACAAATATAAAATTATGGCTTGCGAATTAACAAAAGGACGTAGCTTAGATTGCAAAAGCAGCACAGGCGGTATTAAGGCGGTTTACTTTGCACAGGTTGCAGACGTAGTACTAACCAACCCTGAAGCAGGGCTTATTTCTGATTTAGAATTTGCTGCAGGTGCGCCTACTACGTTATTTAAGTATAACTTACCACGCGGTACAGGTAGCTTTACTGAAACGATTACAGGAAGTAGCGAAAATGGAACGTTTTTCTACGAGCCTTCGTTATCAATTATGCTACACGGCTTAACTACAGGCGATCAAAACGAAATTAAGTTACTAGCACAAAATAGGCTAGTAGTATTTGTTCAGCTTAACGCTAGAGTATCTACAGGCGGACACGACGTTATTTTATGCTTAGGTGCAGAAAACGGCTTAGAACTAACTACAGGTACTGCAGCTAGTGGCGCTGCGTTTGGCGATATGGTAGGTTATTCTCTGACCTTTGCAGGTTTAGAGCGTTTCCCTGCTTCAGTAGTAGCAGATTATACTTCTACACCGTTTGATAACACAGCCTTTAACGGCGGTAGTTCTATCACAATAGACGAAGATTAGTACTAATTTATTAGTATTTATATAGATTAAAAGCGGCTTTTTGTCGCTTTTTTTCGTATAAAACTAAATAAAACCTACTAATTTATATTTTATAGTGTATGTTACATATAACTAGAGGTATAGCAAATAACGTATATTTTACTTTACGCGAAACTAAGAAGCAGGCGGCAGGAGTAGGACACTACTACTTTTTTAAGTTTGAAAATGATATGACAAAACAGGCAGCGTACTTAATGAGTAGTAACGCTACTAGCATAACGCATAACGCAAGGTATAGCCACTTAGTTTTTACGGAAGGTACGCAGGTAACTTTAAGCCCCGAAGGCTTTTTTAAGTACACAGTATACGAAGTAACCGATAACACTTTATCTGACGACAGCACGCTAAACGCTACGCATATAGTAGAACAGGGTAAAGCGTTTGTTAAAGATAGCAACGTAACCGAAGTAAGCTATACGGAATATACACCTACTGATAATACAAACACAACAAATAATAACACAGTATACT